GCTCCTCCATCAATTTCCACGGTCCTTTGATACCGCGCTCCGTCTTCCACATACCGTATTCGTCTACTCTATAGATCTCCATGGCATCATCCAGATCCGGCGCGTCCGCTATGTAGTGCTTCCCTCTCACAAAGATCACATATCCTTGCTTTGCGCCCTGCTCCGGACCGTCTGCAGGAGTATCCTGCTTATTTACTATCCGGTCTTTCATCTCTATGACCGCAACGCACAGAATGATCTCCACCGCGAAGATGCCCACCGCTGCCAGGAACCTGAATATCCACTCTCCCATCAGTATTTCCCCGTGGCGCGTTTGATGATCTCGTTCAGTGTAAGATTTACGATGATTCCCTCCTGGATTCCTTCCAGCAGATAACTCGTGACATTCTTCAGTGCTTCCGCATAATCCGCGATCAGCTCCAGATCCTTCCGCATTGCATCCATCTCTTTTTCTTTCTCGTCCATCATTCCGCTGCCTCCGCGATCTCATAGTGCCAGCCTTCTCTGTCCTTGATCTCAAACGAGGTCAATATTCCCCTCAGCATCTTCTTTCTTCCGCTCTTGATCACCCACAGGCGCCCGCGGCTTCCTGTCTTATCATTGACCAGGATCACATCCGTCCCCGGTTCAAGGCTCTTTACTTTCGCCGCCGTCAATGTCTTCATTTCGCTGCCTCCTGCTCTTCCGGATACTCCTTGATCTCCATCAAGAAGATTGGATATTCGTATTCACCCGGCTTCAATACGCCGAAGAAATTCAGGTCCACCAGCCTTGTCTGCAGCTCCCCTTCTCTGTATGCTCCGATGACGCAGATAGGATCATCATCCTTATAATTGGCCAGATATTCCTTCAGGTCCTTTACCGTCGCGCCATCCACCTTCACGCCCTTCACCGGCAGTGCTTCATTCATGCTGGCTGTTCCTCCTTCTCTCTGGCGGCCTTCTTCTCATCGTCCGCCTTGTCCGCCATGGCCTCCGTGTAGCCAAGCAGATACCCCCGGCGCTCCGCGCTCATGCGCGGGAAAGCCTCGTTGATCGCCTTGATCACTCTCTTCTTCTCTTCGCTCATTGTTCCCTCCTTTAAAGTGCATCCTTTGCCATGTATGTGCCTTCTCTGTATTGCCAGCGCAGATTTTGCTCCAGCTTCATGGTGCTGACTTCGTAGTCGACCACGCCCAGGTTATGGACCCATGAATTCAGAAGGACTGCCTGCGGATCCTCTGTCACGATCTCCCGGATCAGTTCCCGGTCCTCATCACTGAGGATCAGGCTGCATGATTCTTCTATGTAATCCGGCCATACTGCCGTACCGTTCCAGCTCTTGCCTTCCTTCCAGATCACTATCCAGCCGATGCCGTCCTCTGCCACACCCTTCAGCTGTTCCGCTATAGTTCTGAGCCTTGCCATCTTTTCCCTCCGCCGCCGCGTCATATTATGTTTACCGCGTACGTTCTACGTACATCATAGTACGCACCACGTTTCTTGTCAACTCGAAAGTTCACTGCACGTACTTTTTTTCTTGTTTCTCTGTTTCTGATGTGCTATGATTCATTCAGGAGGTGATCGTATGAGAACGGAAAACGATAGAATTAAAGAGGTCCGTAAGGCTCTTGAACTTACGCAGGAAAGATTTGGCGAAAAGATTGGAATGAAGAAAAGCTCTCTCAGCACCGTTGAAAACGGAGTGAATGCTGTTTCCAACCAGCTCCGGACTGCCGTATGCCGTGAATTTCACGTTAATGAGATATGGCTGCGAACCGGCGAAGGAGAAATGTTTGAGGAGAGGACGCCGGACCAGGCTATTGTCGATTTCGCCGCGGATCTGGTGAACGTGGATGATGATGCCTTCAAGAAACGGCTGATCTCCGCGCTGGCACGGATGGATGCTCAGACATGGGAATGTTTTGAGAAATGGTTTAATGTATTTATCGAAGAATTTCAAAACAAAAAAGAGTAATCTTTGCGGGATTACTCTTTTTCCTGTTCCTATTTGATGACTCTTTCGATAAATCTTTTGATTAATTCCAGCTTTTTTTCGTCCTGAATCTGTGATAGCAATTGAATTATTACTTCTTTTTTCTGTTCCATCACATCCCCCTTTACTGAAATAATGATAGAACATTAGTTCGGTGCAGTCAATCAGCATTTTGTGGTTTCGGTTTCAAAGTCCGATTTTTTGGACACAATATAAATACAGGAGGCACATTATGAAAAAATTAGGACTTGTTACATTATCTCTCGCAATTATGGCGGCCACGCCTGTCACGCCATACGCCGCGCACTGGTTCAGCGATTCAAGCGGCACATGGTATTATCAGGAGGATAACGGAAACCTCAGATGCAACGCCTGGATAGAATCAAACGGCGCATGGTACTATGTTGGATCTGATGGAAAAATGCTGACAAATACCACCACGCCGGACGGTTACACCGTCGGAGCTGATGGCCGCTGGATCACTGAACAGCAGGCCGCTGCCGCCGCGTCTTCCTATACTGCGCCGGCCACCGTCACCCTCGGCATGAAAAACGCCGTTGGAAAAGCCCAGCAGTATCTGAAATACACCAGCTTCTCAAAAAATGGATTGATCGAACAGCTGAAATATGAAGGCTTCACCACCGAAGAGGCCGCCTATGCCGTCGAAACGATTCAAGTCGACTGGAATGATCAGTGTGCTAAGAAGGCCCAACAGTATCTGAAATACACCAGCTTTTCCAGAAAAGGACTTGCCGATCAGCTTGAATATGAAGGTTTCACGTCTTCACAGATCGCTTACGGTCTCGCCGCAGTAGGTTATTAAAAATACATGGCAAAAGCAAAATACTCACAAGGGAAAGATGGATACTTTGCCGCCCGCGTCTGGGATGGATCCAGAGATGAGAACGGGCGAAAACATTATGTGATGCTCCGGACGCGGAAATCGTCGAAGGAGCTGGAAAAGATGGTCAGCGAATATAATTCCCGTGTTGCCGCCGGGCAGTTCGTGAAATCATCAGACGCGCTGTTCCTGGATTACTGCCGGGAATGGCTCCGGACATATAAGGCCGTCCGGGAACGGAACACTCAGGCCATGTATGAGAACGTGATCCGGAAGCACTTCGCTCCGCTGGATGGTGTCCGCGTGGCGGATCTTCGGAAGACGCATCTGCAGATGCTTATCAATTCCGCCCTGGACAAACCCCGGACCTGTCAGCTGATCAAGCTGACATTTAAACAGATCGTCAATGCTGCCGTGGATGATCATCTGCTCCCGGAATCGTCCGTCCGGAGCATCTGCAGCGTGGCACTTCCGAAATACCTCCCCACGGAAAAGCGCGCGCTCACGGATCTGGAGAAACGCGCCATTGCCGCGGCGGACTTCACGCCCATGCAGAAGGCCTTCGTGCTGATCATCTACGGATGCGGCCTCCGGCGTGGGGAGGCGCTGGCGCTCACAAAGGCGGACATTCTCCTGGCGCGCTCAGAACTCCGCGTCTGCAGATCTCTGGAATTTGTTTCCAATACTCCTGCAATCAAGGGAACGAAGAGCGCGAACGGGATCCGGACCGTTCCCATGCCCACCTTTCTGACGGACTACCTCCGGGAATACCTCCCCACCCTTGAAGGCGAATATCTTTTCCATACTCGATATGGACAGATGATCACCGCCACCGGATACAGGCGCATGTGGGAGGCGATCCTGAAGGCCATGAACACGGCCGCCGGCGGCACCGACCAGATCCGCGTGATCACCGGTCTGACGGCCCACGTCTTCCGGCACAATTACTGTACACAGCTTTGTTATAATCGCACGCTCTCCACGAAGAAGATTGCCCAGCTCCTGGGAGATACTGAAAAGATGGTCATTGATGTTTACTCCCATCTGCTGGAGGAAAAAGAGAACGCGCCCGCTGCCGTGGCCGCTGCCATTGCTCTCTAACGTGCATATCTTTTGAAATCATGCACGTTTTCAAAAGATAAACGCACGATTAACGCACGATTAACGCAACTCAACGCGTTAATAACTCAATTACTTATTAAATTAATTGATTTACTTGACTAAATAGTTGACTTAACAACTGTTTTAGTCAACTAAAAAGGACCGGGATCTCTCCCGGTCCTTTGCTATGTCAATGCTATAAAATTGCTATAAAGTTGCTATAGAATTGCAGTGTTTACCGTGAAACCAAAATGAAACCATGCCCCTGAAAAAGGCATCTGAAACCATGGTGAAACATTTACAATCGGTTACAATCGGTTACAATAGCCTACATTGGAAACAACGAAAAAATGGCGGAAACCCGCGCATTTGCAGGATTTCCGCCATTTTCTTACCCATGAGCCACGCGGGACTCGAACCCGCGACAACTTGATTAAAAGTCATCGAATCAAACCGCTGTATTATGCGGTATTCCGGCAGTATTTGAAACTGCCGCTGAAACATTTACTCAATACGCCAGATCTCCAGCGCGCCTGTTTCATCCGCCTGGTGATACAGTGCTCCCTCAAACTGGGCGCCTGCCGTCGGGTGGAAATAGTACCATTTCCCGCCGATCTGCTGCCAGTCTTTCAACATCACGCCCTTCTGGTCAAAATAATATCTGTGATGATTGATATTTTTCCATCCGTGCGCGTTCTGCCCCGGAGCTTCCCTGTAATACCATTTACCCCCGTCATAGATCCAACGCGGGAATATTTCCGGTTCCCATGCATTCGGCATTTCATAGATGCTTTCCACATGTCCGATCTGGAGAGGCCTGTCCGGATCGTTTCCGACGAAGAGCAGCTGATCCATTACCTTCAGGATCTCCGGATTTTTCACATGTCCATTTTCGATTATCACAGGGACGTCTTCAAACTTTGATGACTGATATATCCCGGCCGTGTTCAGGAGGCCGCCGGTCTGGAATCCGGCCAGCTGAAGCGTTGCCATCTGGCTGGAACTGCAGTCCGAATAGTAAATACCATTTGAATACGGATGATACACATATTCCCGCAGATCCTGATTGTAAAAATTCCTGCCCAGAATCGTGCGATAGAGATCATGCGCTGCGGTCCTGCCCGTGTCCGTCAGCGTCTTCAAGCGCCGAACCGCCACCAGCTGCTTCCGCTTTCCGTTCTTCTTCGCAATCGTGTTGTATCTGGTTGTCAGATACTCCCGCATGTTCTTCGTCGAAGGTTTGTTTGATCCGTGTCCGCAGAGGATGATATCCTGTTCTGTCATTGGTCCCTCCTTCAGCTTTTCAGCTCTCCGGTCATGTCTTTCAGGAACTTCTCCATTTTCTGCTTCATCCATCGCGGCATAGGGATGCCCAGCTTATACATGTTTTTCATAATACTGATCGACTCATATGCGAAATAAAGCGCAGAAAAGAATTCCCCGGTTCCGATCTTCGGACAGTTCCAGATCGCACGGTACTGCTCCGGGATGAATTTCAGAATGTTAAATCCACATAATGCGTCGAACGACATGAGGAAAACCAGGCTGATCAGCATGCCGGCCTTGCGGATCCCGCCATTGATTCCAAAACTGGAATTAAATTCATGCTGATATGCCGCCCGGCAGCATCCCATAATTGTGTCGAAGACTACCCAGAGCGCGGCCGCCTGGAGCCAGACGTTATTTCTCAGTTCCGACAGAAACAAATCCCACATTTTTCATTTTCTCCTTTGAAAAAAGGGGCGGCCTACCCGCTCCCGTTGTCAGTCTGTGTTAGCCTCCAACCATGCCGCCGTTGCCGCCCGGAACAGTTTCGGAACATCTTCAATCGTCCACGCCATGCCAGTCTTAGGATTAATCTCTCCCTTTTTGATTTTCAGTCCGTAAAATTTCGCCATATCATCACCCCTCTGCCATGTCGGAAAGAACCGCGCCGATGTCTTCGATAGCCCCGTCCTGTACGGTCTGCCCTTCTTCCAGGGCATCCAGACGAAGTTCTACATCCGTTTTCTCCCGGAAATGCATCCGCACGATGACTGCACCCTCATCGCCGTCCTCGCGTGTCGTGGGAGCGGCAATGATGACATTCTGATAGTCACCCGTCACCGCTTCCCCGTGAAGAAACTGCAACGTGCTGACATTCTCAGCCGTGACCTTTCCGCAAACATACATTGCGTTTGCTTCATTGTTTGCGATGTGCGTGACCTCTGCAAGTGTCGCACCGCCCTCGATGTCGATGATAGTTCCGTCAGTGAATTTCAGTTTATCCATGATTAACCACCTTTCTTTTATGCTATCGGAATACAGAATGTAGTCCTGTAGAATGTGCCACCTGCCAGACCTAAACCGCCATAAATAAATATGTCTCCTGACGGTCCAACCTGTACCATCATTTGTTTGTTTGCAACGCTCTGAGCCGGGACATTTCCCTGAACTCCAGTTACGGCATTCCAACCATTTATCTTTGCAACTTGCACAACATCAGATGTCGTACCACCGTTAGTCAGCTGTAAGTTAAAGTTGAGGAAAAGCATATTTCCAACTTTCCAAGCGCCTAAACGAGAAACTTGCACATCCGTACAATACGTGTTTTGAACATAACTTATGGATAACTGCGTTTTACTGTTAAATTCATCATGCAAGACTTTTCCCTGTCGCGCATCCAGAGCATACCCGGAAGATGTCGTGGTCAGATTGTTGACCACGTTCGCCGCATCAAATTTCGATGCCACAAGTGCCGCCATATCGGAAAACCATTTAACAACTTTGCCCCACAGCACTTTACCAGTTTCACCGACTGCGGGAAGTGGAAACTCTACCGCAGATGTCGTAATGGAGTTCAGAACCAAGTTGTCCATTTCCGTGACTTGCTGTCCCGGCCGTCCCTGGGGAATAGTGAAATCAAAAACAGCCTCCTGTTCTGTCCCGCTGTTAACCACGTTCGCAGTCTGCCCATAGGGGACTGTTGTTACAGTTCCGACCTGTATGGTTGCCGCATCACCAGTGTCACCTTTTGCGCCAGTGTCACCTTTTGCCCCTGGATCTCCTTTGATATATCCTATCCTTGTATATACATCAGCCATTATTGTTTCCTCCGTCATCTGTTACAAAGTAAAGCACGCCTGTTGCCTCATCATAGTGGAACATATCAGATACATCATCCTGTGAAACTGCCCACAGATATCCATCAGCATCAACATACATTGTAAAAAATCCGCTAATTGGTGCAGAGACGCCGCCCTCATCGCCTTTTTCTCCTCTCGGAATGCCGAATGTAAAGCGTTTGTTCGTCGCGTCGTATGTCACCGTTGCAGACGCACCCGCCGGAAGCGTGTTTGCATCTGCCGTTATGTTCGTCAGCAGAGACGCGGCATTGTTGGCATTTGCCGCCGCACTGTTCGCCGCAGTTTTCGCGGCGTTGATGCTGTCGTACATATCATAGATGTTCTGTGCATCTACTGCGGCTTGTGATGCTGCCGTTGCCGCATTTGTCGCGCTGTTCGCCGCGTTTGTCGCGCTGGCGCTTGCCGCGCTTGCCGCGTCTATGGTCTGCTGGATATATTCGGCCAGGTTGGCCGCGATGTCCACGGCCTGCTCGATCAGCGGGATGTCTGTCTCTGAGAGGACAGAATCATCATGCAGCGGCGCCGGCTCCACGCGCAGTATAAAATTCAGTGTTCCGATGATCTGCGACTCTGTCCGGACTCTCAGCTCACACTCAACATCTCCGGCCACGGCCGTCATCTGCTGAGTCACGCTGAATGTCGCGCTGTTCCCGCTTGTGGCCGTCGCGGCATAAGAAAATCCAGTGTTGTCCGGCTTCAGGCCGTTGATCAGGACCGCGGCTCCGGAAGGGATCTGGAACGCCGTATCATCTTTGTATAGCAGAAATCGCAGCGCCTGCGTCTGATTGTCGTACTGTGACAAATAGATCACAGGCCGCACGCCTGAAGGAATGACATTAATGTCTTGTGTCTGTGTATACATTTATTTTCCCCCCGCGATCTCCTGGATCGCCGCCACGATCAAGGCGATCAGGTTGGTATAATTCAGGGACAGCATCCCGTTCTCGTTTTCTTTGATGAGCGGATAGCTGACATGTAACTCTTTCATTGTTTTCTTGATATCCTGGGCGATGAATCCCAGAGCATCACGGCCGTCTTTTCGGAATGTGTAGCTTTTCGGATCCAGTGCCAGGATAAACTTCATCGCATTCTTTCCGTCTATGTCTTCTATGTTTTTCTTCAGGCGTTCGTCTGAATCGTCATAGATGGATGTCCAAGGCGGATTCGCGCAGTAAATCGTTCCGCAGTCCACCGTGCTGGCAGAAACATAGCTTGCCTGTACATCCCCGGCGTAGACCGTGCCGCCGTTCATATGCAGATCGCCCTCAATGACGGCGGTCCCGGCGCGGAGATTCTCGCAATTCATGACTGAGCAGCCAATAGTGGCAGCATTTCCGACGCCATCCAGCTCAAAATTCCGCATGGTGACCTTGCCGTCAGCTCCTACCGCGAAAATAGGAACTGACGCCGTGCCGCCGATGGCAATGCTTCCGCCCTTGATCTGTCCGCTGAAACTGCCTGTTGCCGCCTGCAGTTCCCCGGCAAAAGTGCCGGACGCCGCATTCAGCCGGCCGGATATCACCATTTCCCCGGTCTCCAGGTTCCACCAGTTTTTCCCGTTCAGATCTCTCAGGATCCCGGCGCGGATCAGGTTCGCCGTCAGCGTTCCGACCGTGATGTAATCCGCCACGATGGCACCGTCCTGCGTCATTGCCAGGCCATAAGGACCGTTATATCCTTTTGACGAATATCCCAGGCCGCCGATGTTCCAGCGCCAGATGTTTTTCGCCATCTGCAGATCCAGATTATCCGTGATCAGCAGCTCCACCGGCATGCCCTGGTCATTCATCCGCGTGACGATGTTTCCGCCCTTCGCTCCGACAATTTGGTCCGTCGCGCTTTCGATGGCCTCATTCATGACGCCCTGGAACGTGACCAGCGCCTCGCTGATCTGTGAGGATACCTGGTTTTTGTTGCTCGCGACCGCTGCCGCAGTCTCCTCTGTCTGTGTGGCAAGGCCCACGACATAAGATGCGAAGTCCTGCCGCGCGTCTCCCAGCTCTATGGAGCTGTATCGTTCGTTCAGGACGTCGTAAACGGTTTTTACAACTTTCGCCTTCGCCGTGATGCCCAGCTTTTCAAAGATGATCGTGACATAGTCGCACAGCTTCACCTCCTGGAGAGGCGCCACATCTTTGTATTCCTCTGTCTGCCAGAGTGCCACGAAACTCACTTTGATACTGACGTTAGGAATTCCGATCTGATTTCGGATCACATACCTTTCAGCGCGCGCCTTCAGCTGCTGCGCTGTCGGTTTTTCCGTGAAATCTGATGAAAAATCATGAACTACCGTCCGCCTGTATGGGAAATTCTGCACCGTGTCCGCTTCTACGATGCCGTTATAATATACGACCTCATCCTCTCCGCCGGCCCAGAACGGGACGATCCCCGTGATGGTGTTCTCAATGTTCTCCTCCTGGCGTACGTCCGTGATGTTCTTCCCGTACATCAGCGTTACGGCCCGGTCCTGCCCGCGGTTATTCCAGAGGCGCACGGTCCAGTTATCCCATTCATATTCTCCGCCGAAGACATCCAGGACACTGCCCTCCTGGCCGCCCAGGCGCGCCCGGACGGACTCCGGTTTCGTCTGGTTATATGCTGCCACCGTCGATTTGTCGGTCCTGAATGTGAACGGATTCGTCTGCATGGAGTTGTTTTTCAGCCCCGCCAGAGCGGCGCCGACATTTGCCGCAGTGAACGGCCGGACCGGGATGTTGGACAGCTGGCCGCTGATGTGCCTGGCCTTGATCGTCACGATGCCATTGATCGGCCGCGTGATCTTGTAGATCCGGAATCCCTGGACCGTCCCGCCATCACACGGGACCGCGCCGATGATGGCGCTGTGCGTGATTTCGCTGTAGTGCCTGGCCTCAATGCTGATCTGTGCCTCCAGCTCATAGATGCCATTCCGTTCCTCAGTCACCTCGCAGCTGATCAGCTCCGTAAGGCTTCCGATCCCGTTCGTGGTGAATGATGTCGCTGATGGCGCGAATAATTTTGGAATCATATCGTCCACCACCTCGGAGTTATCACCACGGAAGTGAATCCCGTAAATGTGACGGCATTGTCGCCCGGTGCCAGGACCGGGAATTTGCCGTTATTCAGCGTCGTGGTTCCGTTTCTGCTGGTGCTTCCTTCATATGCTTCCATCAGATCACAGTCCAGATCTACATACGCAGAAAGGCCGGTCACGGAGATCTTCACGCCGTTGATCGTGACGGTCCCGCTTTCCCCGTAGCACCTGACCAGCGGCCGCGCTTCGTACAGCGTTCGATTCCGGATGGTCCCGGCCGCCGTGAATGTCACCGGATGCGCTCCTTTTTTCAGGAACCGCTGTGGTTTACAGTCAAATGCCAGGTCAAACCTCCCCGCGGCATTGTATGCCGTCGGCGTCACGTTCAGGCCGCTCTTATAGATGGCCAGCCTGTATTCGTCCGGATGATAGGTATCTTCCAGGCGGCAGTATCCCTTTCTGGAGCAGATCCATGCGCGAAAATCGTCCACGCGCGGCTGGAACCGTCTGGAGATAAATGCGGGATATGTCACCGTGATGTTCTGGAATCTTCCGTTGTCAAACGTCAGATCCCCGTTTCGGCCCGGAACGGACACCATTGACACATCCCGCGCCGGCGCGTTGAATGTTCCGGATCCTGAGATCCAGACGCCGAATTCTCCGCTGCTCTTATCATCGAATGTCAGAAAATGAAATGGCGTCACGCCCATACGGCCCCCTTACTCTGCACGTCTCCATTGATGAGATCCGCCACGGTCTCCGCCAGCTCCCGGACATCCTGTCCCGGCGCCCCGTAGACGTTGATCACGTTCCCGCCATAGTGATATGCGTTTGATGTAGTCGACCCGCCTGACGATATCATTGCGCTCCCCACGCCCAGGATTGTGCCGGTCTGTTCAAACAGATCCAGCGCGCGGCCGCGCTTTGATGCGGAGAGCGGGATTACCACCTCCGCGCCGTCTTCGGCCAACCAGGACAGCTGTCTGCTCTGAACGAATCCACCGTCTGCATGTCCGCCAATGGCTCCGCCGGTCACGGTCTGCACCACCTTCGCGATGATTGGATGGTTGTCCAGAAACTGCTGCATGACGCTGCGCGCATCCTGCGCGGCTGCCTCTGCGCCGTCCACGCGGTCCACTTTGCCCTGCATTGGAACCTCAATGATCTTCGTCATCTGTCCCGCGGCATTCATGGCCGCCTGGTCTCCGCCCGTGACTTCCTTCACCTGGCCTGTGAACTGATTCTGATCGAAAGTGTTCTGCATGGTCTGCGTCGTGGCCGTTGCTTTCGCTGCTGCGTCTTCCTGGTCAAATGAAGGCGCCTGGATCACGCTGGCCTGAATTCCCTGAAACGACGTCAGCGTCTTCTGTGTGGCCTCTTCGGCCTTCTGGCCCGCAGTCTCCGCATTTGTGGAGATGTTGGCATAGGCTTCCGCCGCTTTGTTGATGTTCTCAGCGCCACCCTGTGCCATGGTCTCCATGGTAGTGTTCAGACCGCTCACTGCGGAATCTGCCGCTGCCGCGTCTGCTGCCGCCGTCGTAAGGCTTCCGCCGGCCTGTTCCAGCGCCGCCCGGTACTCATTGCACTTTTTCGTTGCCTCAGAGAGACGCGCGACTGCCTGCGGATCAGCGACGCCGCCCGTGGCGGACGTCTTCGACGCTTCCGCCTGTGCCTGGTTAAATTCCTGCACCGCCCGCTTCGCGCCGTCCACGGTCTGCTGATACTGCAGATTCGCCTCATTCAGGCGCTTGTGCGCTTCCACCTGGTTCCGGATCGCTTCCGTGTACTCGCCTTCAAAAGCTGCCTGCAGCGCCTGTTCTTTCATCTTTGCGATGTTCTGATCAATGGCTGCGTTGATTTCTCCCAGCGCCGCGGCGCTGTCCTTCGCCTGGGCGATGAATTCCGTGCTGTAATCGGTACCCATGGCCTGATTCAGCTGATTCAGCGCGAACTCCGCCACGTTCTGCATTCCGTCCTTCAGGTTCCCGGTTTCGTCGTAGCACTTATTTAACTGATCGCGCCAATGCTCCAGCTTTTTGTCTGAGAGCTGAATATCTTCAGCGCTTTTCTTCGTCGTTTCCAGCCAGTTCCGGATGGCCGTGTCGTTCTGCTCGATCGCTCCGCCGGTCTCATCCAGGCGGTCCTTCAGGTTGATCAGATTGCTGTCCAGACCCGTGATCTTATTGTTCGCGTTTACAAATGCCGCCGCCAGGATCACCAGAGGCGCCGCCACCAGTCCGATCTGCGCCGCCGTGCTTCCCAGCACCGCATTTGCCGCGGAAGCGATCCCGCCCATATCCTGGACCTTTGCCGCCAGATCTCCGACGTTTTTCACCACCTTGCCCGTGGTCTCCACGCCGGCGCCCAGGATCTTGAAAAACGGTCCCGCTGCCGCCGCCGCAATACCGGCATTGATCGCGTACTGCTTCTGTTCGTCGTTCAGATTGTTGAACCAGTTCGTGAAATCCTGGACCACGCTCACGCCCTTGCGGATCCGCGGCACAAGCGCATCACCGACGGAGATCGCCGCCTCTTCCGCCGCTGATTTCAGGATGGTCAGCTGGCCGTTCAGGTTGTCCTGCATGGTCTCAGCCATCTTTTCGGCGGTTCCGTTTGCCGAATCGACCGCTTTCTCTAGTTTTTCGATGTCGCTGTCCGCGGCGTTCATGATTGCCAGGAGACCGGACATTCCGTTCTGTCCCGCCAGCATTGCCGCATACTGCGCCTTTTCCGCCTCGTTCAGCGTGTCGAACTGTCTTTTGGTATAGTGCAGGATCTCGGACAGGCTTTTCATGGATCCGTCCGCGTTCTGGATCTCAATGTCCAGGAAGTCCATCGCCGTCGCGGATTCTTTCGTCGGTTTCGCCAGCCTTGTCAGGAATCCGCGCATTGCCGTGCCTGCCTGGGATCCCTTGATTCCGGCGTTGGCCATGAGTCCCGTGGCAACTGCCACGTCCTCGATTGAGAACCCTAAAGCGCCCGCCACAGGCGCGGCGTATTTGAAGGTCTCGCCCATCATGGACACATTCGTGTTGGCGTTCGTGGATGCTGCCGCCAGGACGTCCGCAAAATGCCCGGAATCCTTCGCCGTCAGGTTGAACGCGGACAGCGAATCCGTGACGATGTCGGAAGTCGTCGCCAGATCCAGGCCGTCCGCCGCGGACAGGGACATGATGCCGGATATACCTTCCAGCATGTCCTCCGTCTTCCATCCGGCCATTGCCATATACTGGAACGCGTCCGCCGCCTCTGAGGCGCTGAATTTGGTCTCCGCGCCCATCTCCCTGGCCTTTGCCCGGAGATCATCGAAATCCTTCCCCGTGGCGCCGGAGATCGCCGCGACCTTGCTCATGGAGCTGTCGAAGTCCGCCGTGGTCTTCACTGCCGCCACGCCTACCGCTGCCGCTGCCGCACTGATCGGCATCAGCGCGTCTCCGACTGCGCTTATCTTCTGCCCGGCGGCCTCCATGTCCGCGCCCATCTGCTGGAGTCCGCTGGGAATGTTTTTCAGTTCAGTCTCCAGGCGGTTCAGCTCTGTGGCCGCTTCATTCACCGCCTGCTTCCACTTCAGCGTCTCTGTGGAGTTTTCGCCGTACTTCTCGGCGGACTTCTCCATCATGTTCTCCAGCTCCGCCAGGCGGTCCTTCTGTGCCTGGATCTGTTTGCTGAGATTGTCGCGCTGCTGTGCGTTCTTTTTCTGCTGTGCCGTGTCCTTGTCCCAGGCGGAGGACATGGCCTGCATCTCAGATTTCAGGGTCTTCTGCTGCTGGATAATGTTCTGTATTGTCCGCCTGTATTCAGCTTCTCCCTCTATTCCGATCCGTGGCCCAATGTTTACCGGCATTTCATCACCTCAATTTCATTGCCTCATCGAATGTAAAGTGCTTTTTCTCCGCCTTCGGCTGCTGCACTCCGTTGAATATGGCGTCGCATGCGATCAGATCCATCATTTCCCCATAACGCATATTTACGGCCTCCGTGATGGTTAACCCAAAGCGGAGGCCGTAATATTTAAACCATGCCAGATTCAGCCGGATGCTCCGGCCTCCTCTTCTTCTGTTTTTTTTTCTGTTTTCGGCTCCGGATCCGGTTCCACCGTGCGCTTTCCTCCGTCGAACCATTCGGCAATGGCCTCGTTATAAAGCGCGTTGAATTCCGGATATTTTAAACTCATGACCTCCTCCTCAGTCAGAGGCCGCGGTCTGTATTTCGGATCCGCCGCGTGCTGCGCGATTTCATACCCTTCAGAGAGAGCTGTCATGATCACCGCCGCAGCGCGCTGAGATACAGAGTAACTGCCCCCCAGCAGCTGCTCGTTCCAAAATCTCTTAATGTCTCCGTCAGGCGCGGCGTCTGCCACCTTGCAGTTCGCCAGCACACTCCGGAAAAATCTCACATCTCTCCCGTTTATTTCCATGTCTGCCTCTCTTACGGATTAGCCGCCCAGGAGCTCGACCAGCGCGGCCTCTGCCGCTGCCTCTGTGCTGTACCCTTCAGCGCCTTCCAGCTTCCAGCGATGATTTGCGGAATCGTCACGCATGAGGTTTGCCGTCAGGCTCTGCGTCTGCCAGTCAATTTCGGACTCCTGCGTGGCCGCCTCAGTGTTCCCCACCTGAAACATTGCTTTTCTGAGGACATACGGCACCCATGTGGTGACGCCCTCAGACATGAATCTGCGGAGGAATCCGATCCCCACATACGGAGGATTCGCATCATCACCGTATGCCACCACGGACACACCGTTCACCTCTTCCGCCTCCGGAAGTCCCCAGATAAAGCGTGCCGCTGCCGTATGAAGACCGTCCACGGTCAGCTCCACGGTCCCGCCGTTGAAGATGCCCGGCGCGTTCTCCGCTTCGACATTGTCCGCATAAAATGCATTATCGGATCCTGTTTCCGGGCTGATGTTCACATCCACGCCGCGGGCCAGGGCCATGCAGCCGGTGTATGTGATCGTTCCGGCCGTGTTCACGTATTTCGCCACATAAGGTTTAGAGAAACCTGTTCCCACTCTGCCACTTGCAGCCATTTCTTTCTCCTTTCAAACAAAAAAGGACCTTCCGGCCCTTTATTTCATTACCTTCTTGATTTCATCGTCCAGCTTTTCGGCTATTGCCTTTTCTGCCGCGCCCTTTGTCCGGTTCACCGTCGGCCCAATGAACGGCCGTTTCGGCGCGAATGATGATCCGCTTTCCAGAGATCTGGCAATCAGTGCATTCGGCTGGCCTTTCGGATACTTCTTTGATGTTTCGCTGTTGTACCCATCCATGCCCACCTTAACATTGATGAATGTTCCGTCCTGCCGGAATCCTGCAATGCCCAGGCCTTCCAACAGTCCGGCTTTCTGTGCCTGTGTCACCTTGCCCTCACGCGGCGGCCCCACCGGCAGCGCCTGGATGCTGGTGCGGATCGCGTCCGTCACGATCTTCGCGCCTTCATAGACTGCTCTTTTTGCCATCTCTTCGGAACCGAATTCCAGATTCTGCAGATCCTGAATGTACTTGTCGATGCCTTTTCCAACTGTCCACTTTGCCATATCACGCCGCCCAGAACTCCCATTCGTAATGGATCAGGTTCGTTTCGTCTTCATACTGGACCGAATTCAGGCGGAAACCGATACCGGCGTCGTTCAGCGCCTCCTGGATCATGTCCACCTTTTCATCGAATTCATAAAAGGCGTAATAATCAATGGTGCCATGGAGCTGCTGTTCACCTTTCCGGTCCTCCGCTTCAAAGGAATCCACTTCACCATCTTCGGCCCATACCACATAACTCTTTTTCGGACGCGGCGGCCGTCTGTAGTGATAGCATTCATCCGTCACCGTCAGGAGCGCGGTCCGCACTCCTTTGAGAATATTATTCAGTGATTTCATAAAGATCATCCATCCTCTGCAGCGTCAGATCCGTGACTTTCAGGCCATCTTCGTCCAGCATCTGCTGGACGTTTGTGATCCTGTACTGTCCATCATTCTCCGAATGACTCAGAACGGCATACATTCCGATACGCGCGGCCGTGGTCCTCCAGATCCGGATCAGCATGTCCACCTGTTCATTTACCCCCTGTGCCTGATAAAAGCGGTTATATCCGACGGTCCTCTCACCGAAGAGAGCGGACAGAACCGGGACCAGCGCCTCATTCGGCATTGATCCTGGTTCCGCCGTGTTCCAGAGAGTGCAAATCCTTACCATTCCAGCATCGAAGATCATGATGCGCTCACTTTCTGGGAAAACAGTCTGTTGTTCAGCGCATAGCGCAGCATGCGCGGCATAACAGGCGCATCGTCCGCGCGCTTGCGGTACAGATACGCGGCGTACATGACCACCAGCTGCCCGTCCTCGACGGTATCCGCCAGCGTGATCCCCTCCCTGGTGATCATCTGCTTCGCGGTCGTGATCAGGCTGTTCAGATATTCATCCTGCAGCGTATTCTCCGGCATGATCTGCAGATTCGCCTTCAGCATTGTCAGGATCGTTTCGTCCGTCATATCTGCACCCCCGCGTTAATCTCAGCTCTTAGCCACGGTTACTGTGTAGACCTTCGTGGCTGCGCCGTTCTTCACAGTCACAGTCAGCGTGTTGTTTCCGGATGCCCACTTGATTGCGGTTCCGTTCTTCACGGTATCAGCGCCCAGCTTCATGACCACCTGCGCGTTGTCGTTTGCCGGGATCGCGATCACGGTGTCAGACGTGTTCGTGGTTGCTGCGGTATAGGTCACCGTTCCCGCGTCAAAGCTCGGGGAAAGAGTGAGGCCGGAGAGGGATGCCAGGTTCGCGTCGTTGGCGGTGTCGGCCGCGAAGGTCATCACCGTGGTGACGGACTGGCCCTTGATATTGATGGCCACGAATGCACCCGGGATCACCGGCTCGCCGTCTGCTCTTCTCTTTGCCTTGAAAACGGTGTTGTCCTGAATGAACTGGACCTCTCTGGACGCCTCGATGGTCATGCCGGCGCGCTCTGCGACCAGGTACAGATCTCCATAACCTCCGACGATGTCACCGTCCGGCATGAATTCCAGGATGTCGATGTCTCCGTTGATGATCGGAAGGATGCCGAAGATGTTCGCAGCGATATTACCGTCTGCGGTGAAAGTGATCACCTTGCTCTTCAGGGTCGCGTAAGTCTTGCTGTTCATTGCCCAGAACTGGCGGCCTCTGCTGTACTTCGTGAACGTATTTCCAGCTGCCAGCGTAAGCGCTGACCAGAATGCTGTGCCGCTCAGATTGTCAGCGATCACCTGGATATTGCTGGTGTGAAGATCTACCCACGCCGGAGCAGATGCCGGATATCCTGCCGGCTGAGAAGTCTGTGCCAGTCTGGTCACGATACCCAGCGGCATCTTGGAGGCTGCGCCCTTACCGTACAGGATCGCTTTGTCCATCGCAAGGCCCAGAGATTCGGAAAGCATTTCCACGATCCAGGACGCCAGATTGACGTCGTTGTCCTCCAGGAGGGAATTGCAGACCGGGACAAAACCGGCAACTTTGTACCCGTCCAGAGTGACCTGGTTGAATTCAAAAGTCAGCTCGTTGATGGCCGCGCACATCTCCGTCCAGACCGCTTCCGGAACGGTTCCGGCAATCGTCTGTCTGGCCTGTCCGCCGACCTGTCTGATCCTCACGCGGTTCAGCAGTTTGCTGTATCTGTACATATTCTCAGAAATGAGATCCAGGAAGTAGACCGGGATGGTCAGTTCTCCGCCGGTGATCGCCCTTGTCTGGCCCTTCATGGCACGCAGTTCGGTCAGGAACTTCTTGACGGTCTCATCCGCCAGGATGATGTTTCTCTGCTCCATCGGCAGCGCATCAAATGCGCGCTGAGACATCGGCAGGCTTCTGATGTTGATCTTCTCCATAATGTTCACACCTCTTTCTTTCTTCTTTTCCGGAGTCTTCGGCTGCGGGATCCTCCGCTCCTCCTCCGCCAGCTGGTTTTCAAGGTCCTCGATCTCCTGCGTGAGACCGGCCTTTTTCTCTTCGTGTTCTGTCTTTTCAGTCTCAAAGGCTTCCACATCCGCCTCGACTGCGTCGCGCTGTTCATCGGTCTCGATCTCAGCGATCGCGGCCTCCAGCTCCGCCTCTCTGGTCTGGATCTCCGTGTCCTTTGCCCGGAGTGCTTCCAGATCACTCTTCAGTTTGTCAATCTTATGCCTCAGCATAATCACCTTAAGTGCCATATCATTCTCCTTTCAGTCTTTTCTTCAGCGCGTCGCGCCACTCCTGCACCTGGCGCTTCCGGATATCTTCCAGCTCCGCCTTTCTGGCCGTCACGCCCGTGTCCTCATAGGCCGGGAACGTGCAGATGCTTACTTCATACAGCTTCACCTTCCGGATCCGGAAGACTGTCGGCATGCCGTCCACATGTTCCACGTCCTGCGCCAGAATATCGAATCCGAAACTGCACTGTGAGACATCCCGGCGCTTCACGCGCTCATAGGCATTCACCGCGTCCTGATCCGCGTCATTGATCACGATGCTGCCCCACAGACCGCGTTCATCCACCCGGAGGGAAAGCGTTCCCGCCGTGGTGCGGCCCAGGACCAGAGTGGTGTCGTGATTCGTCAGCGCCCGGACGTCTGTGTCTGCGTCCAGATCAAACGCGCCCGGTTCAATGGTCTCATAGGCTCCGCCGTCATCTTCCCACAGCCAGTATTTGCCGCCGAATACGGCGAAATAGCCTTCGATATATCTCCGGCCGTCTTCCTCGCGTGTCTGGAAATCCGCATCCCGCAGCATTGCCGTTCTTTTACAGATCATTCGCCTCCACCTCCTTCCTGAATTAATTTTTTCTGATCTCCGATCCTGTCAATCGGCAGATAGTTTTCAAGGATCACCAGCTGGTCCAGGCTGTCCATCGGCGGAAGTCCCAGCCAGCTCCTGACTTCGTTTCCGGTCATGATTCCCCGGATATACTGTTCATCTGCCACGCTTGCAAGATCTTTGAGATCATAGTTATAAAGTGATCTCGCGTTGAATCTGAAATACAGATCCGGCGAATAAAGCAGCTTCTTCGTCAGCTCCTGCTGGATGTTCTGGGCCAGCGGCATGATGGTGCTGTTGATAAAGCTGTTCCAGGCGTCTCTCTGAAACTCTCCGACGCCCAGCACGAACGGCGGCACGCCCAGGATCGCCGCCACTGTCTGTTTGTCCAGCTTCACGAAGTCCGCCAGTGCCAGGTCTGACAGCGTCAGCGGTTTCACCTCCTTGACGTCGAAGGCCTCCGCCGGGATCAGCCACGGCTCTCCGGCTTCCCCGCTCATGGCATAGGATTCCAGGAGTTTCTGGCGCCCTTCCGGGCTGGCGAATTCATCCACCAATGCATCCACCTTCACGATCAGCGAAGGCTTCCACTTGCTGGACATGAACCCTTTCTCCGTGGCCGCTGCCTGTTTCAGATTGTTGGCCACATCCCAGAGCGCCATCCGGTACCCGTCACCCTTCCAGGGATAATAACTCCCCGGATTCAGCACGAAATGCAGGACGCGGTCCGGCTTGTACT